GCCTTGATAATGTAACTGAACATTTGCGCAAGAAGTTTGAGAAGAACCCGGACGAGGACATTGATATTCTTCACGCAGTTTTGCCGCGAATCAACCGCGACCCGGCAAAGAAGGATAACAAGAATATGCCGTTTGCATCTTACTACATTGAGATGGAAACAAAGAAGCTGCTGTCGGAGAGTGGCTTTGAAGAGATGCCATACGTTGTCCCACGTTTCCTGAAGGCTACAGGTGAGGTGATGGGGCGTTCCCCTGCAATGATTGCGCTTCCTGATGTGAAGATGTTGAACCTGATGTCCAAGACGATTATCAGTGCAGCTCAGAAGCAGATTGACCCGCCACTGCTTGTTCCTGATGATGGGTTCATTCTTCCTGTCAGAACACAGCCTGGTGGCCTGAACTTCTACAGGGCTGGTAGCAGGGACACAATTACGCCACTAAACACTGGCGCAAGCATTCCGATTGGTTTGAATATGGAAGAGCAACGAAGGGCGGCTATTCGTTCTGCTTTCTATGTAGACCAGTTGCTGTCGGGGGCAACCCCCAATATGACAGCGACAGAAGTTGTGCAGAGGCAGGAAGAGCGCATGAGGGTTATTGGCCCCGTTCTTGGCCGACTGATGAATGAGATGTTGCGCCCATTGATTGAGCGTGTGTTTGGGTTGATGCTACGCAATGATATGCTGGCCACCCCGCCAGAGATTCTACAGGGCCGTGATGTTGATATTCAGTATGTGTCGCCACTGGCCCGTGCGCAGAAGTCGAGCAGTCTGAACAGCACCATGAAGGCTCTTGAGATTCTTCTGCCACTCGCACAGGCTGTACCTGTTCTTGACCACCTTGACCCTGATGGCTTGGTTCGTCATGTGACTGATTCTCTGGGCGTTCCAAAGACTACACTGAAAACACAGACAGAAGTTAATCAGGCTAGACAGCAACAGGCAGAAGCCCAGGCGGCGGCTCTTGAGCGTCAGCAGGAGCAAGAGGATGTTTACACCGCAGCGCAAGCTGCACAGGCAACAAGGATGATTGGCCAGTGAGTGAGAGAGAAATCGCAAAGTTAAAAGATATGTACAAACAAACCTTTACCAGCGAGAAGGGTGAGAAGGTTTTGGTAGACCTTGAGGCGCGGTGCAACTATCGTGCAACAAGCTATGTAGCTGGCGATGCCAATGCTACAGCATTTGAAGAGGGTAAACGAGCAGTTATCCTCCACATTCACAATATGTTACAGGAGTAATCATGTCAGAAGAGAATGTCGAACAGGTAGCCCAACCTGAATCTACTATGCTGGAAACTCCAGCGGAAGTGGCTTCCGGCGGGTCTGGTAACGATTTTTTACAGATGATACCAGAGGAAATCAGAGAGCATCCTAGCCTCTCGCCAATCAAGGACGTTGAGAACTTGGCACGTTCTTACGTCAATGCGCAGCGTCTTATTGGTGCTGACAAGATACCAATGCCAGTCAATCCCACTGACGATGACCTTGACCGAATCTATGGTCGTCTGGGTCGCCCTGAGAGTTCGGAGGGGTATGAGATACCAGTAGACGGGAACATTGTCACAGAAGATGTAGCAACCCAATTTAAGGATATTGCTCATGCGCTGCGGCTTACTCCCGACCAAGCCCAAGGTATTATGGAGTATTATAGAAGCTCTGTTGAAAACACAGGTGTTGCAAATATGCAACAGTCTGAGGAGTACAGAGAGCAGACTGAGGCAACATTGAAACAAGAGTGGGGTCGAGCCTATGAGCAAAAAATTGACATGGCGGCGAAGGCTGCACAGGAGTTTGCGTCAAGTGAAATGTTCAATATACAGTTGGCTGACGGTTCAATGCTGGGTGACAATCCTGATTTTATCAAAGCGTTTGCAAAAATTGCTGAATTTAGGCAAACTGTCACCAGTGAAGACACGGTTTCTGAAAGCCCTCAAACTTTGGTCATGACACCACGCGAGGCACAAGCAGAGATTGATTCTATCATGAATGATAGGAGCAACCCTTATTGGGACAGGGCGAACCCTGTAGCTAGGCAGAATGCCATCAAAAGGGTTCAGGAACTGATGGAGATGGTTCATGGATGAGCTTGAGTGGATTCACGCTCGTCTTGATTGTTTAAGACTTGCTGTTGAGCATGGTACTCAGCGCGATGTCATTAATCCACACCAACTCGCCGATTTATATTGGGAGTGGGTGGTCCGGGGTAGCGATAAAGGTCGTCCCGAAGGCAACCGGAAAGACGGTAGACGGAAGCAGTCTCAAAATGCTAGGAGCGTCCGCAAGGGTAGCGCAGCCGATGTAATCACGATGCCAACTGAGTAGTTTATAGGAGATTGATTCATGTCTACTCAAATTACTACGGCATTTGTCCAACAGTATTCTGCTAATGTGCAGATGCTTGCACAGCAGATGGGTTCCCGTCTGCGTGAAACGGTGCGCATTGAGAATGTTGTTGGTAAGAATGCCTTTATCGACCAGGTAGGTGTAGCTACAGCGCAACTGCGTTCTAGCCGCCATGCCGACACCCCTCAGATGGACACGCCACACGCACGCCGCCGTCTGAGCCTTGCATCATACGAGTACGCCGACCTGATTGATGACCAGGACAAGGTTCGTATGCTGATTGACCCGACATCTTCCTACGCCATGGCCGCAGCCGCTGCTATGGGTCGTGCAATGGATGATGTTATCATCTCTGCCTTTGATGCCAATGCTAACACTGGCGAAACAGGCGGTACATCAACTGCGTTTGACACCAACAAAGACGTTGCTGTTAGCGTAGGTGGTGCTGACACCAACATGAACCTCACCAAGCTGCGCGAAGCAAAGAAGTTGCTTGACGAGGCTGATGTTGACCCATCCATCCCACGTTACATTGTTGTAGGCCCAAGCCAGATTCATGCGCTTCTGGCCGACACCAGCGTAACCTCTGCTGACTTCAACACTGTTAAAGCACTGGTACAGGGCGAGATTGACGAGTTCATGGGCTTCAAGTTCATCATGTCAAACCGCTTGTCCGTGGACGGCAACAATGTCCGTACTTGCTTTGCATGGGCTGAAGAAGGCATGGCACTGGGTATTGGCAGGGATGTTTCTGCTCGGATTGATGAGCGTGCCGACAAAGGTTACGCAACTCAGGTCTATTACAGCATGGACATCGGTGCTACTCGTATGCAAGAAAACATGGTTGTTCGCATCAAGTGCGATGAAGATGACCTTGATGGCGCGGCGTAAGGAGTAAAAAATGGCTAACGTATCAACTACACTCGTATCCAATCTCCTTGCCCTGCCACAGGTTGCATCAAACGCTAATGGCCTTCACGGCGTAAAGCGTGTTGCAATGGGAACTATTGCTCTGGCTGCTGGTGACTTGTCAGCAACAGACACAGTAATGCTTGCTCCCATTCCATCAAATGCTGCAATCGTAACAATCAAGCTCTTCAACGATGACCTTGATTCAGGCACCACCAACACTTGTGACGTAGGTGTTTATTCAGAGAGCGCGGGTACTTTCACTGCGGTTGACGATGACGCTTACGCATCTGCTATCACGGACCTCCGTGGTGCGGTTGCTGGTGTTGGCACGGACGTAACCTTTGAAGCGCGGGACATCAATAAGCTCGGTCAGCGTGTTTGGGAAGATGCAGGACTTTCTGCTGACCCAGGCGGCTACCTGTTTATTGGTCTGCTCTTTGATGCGGCTGGCAACGCCGCTGGCGACCTCTCATTCGTAATTGAGTATGTCGTAAACTAATCATTGAGGGGGCGGGAAACCGCCCCTTCTTTCCACAATATAGGGGGATTGGGATGTGGAGAAGAACCACGACTTTCGCTGGGATTTAAAACTTGGTCAAATAGCAGAGGATTGGTTGGCTGATTTGTTGCAATCAAGGGCTATAGAGGTAAAGAGGGATTTTAAGGCTTCACAGACTGGTAAGGTTTTTGTGGAGTTTTTTTGTAGGGGGAAGCCGTCAGGCATAGCGACAACTGAGGCAGAGTATTGGGCGTTTATACTTGACGGGGATTCTGTGGTAATATTGCCTACAGAGAAAGTAAAAAATCTAGTCTCTGAGGCTCAAGAGAAGGGCAAGGTCGTGTCAGGCGGTGACGGCAATCTAAGCCAAGGGGCGTTGATAAAAGTTGAAAGGTTGTTGAAGTAATGCCATCGGTTGTTGATATTTGTAATGAAGCCATGGACCTGTTGGGTGCGGCAACGATTACCTCTCTTACTGAGAATACAAAAGAGGCCCGTCTTTGCAACAGGCGTTTTGAGACAGTGCGCGATGCGGTTCTGAGGGGGCATCCTTGGAACATTGCGATTACCAGACGAGCCTTGGCAAAGGATACGGACACCCCGGCGTTTGGATTTGAGGCTCAGTACACGCTTCCAACTGACCCGTTCTGTTTGCGTGTTTTATCGTTACACACATCAAACGTGGATGACGACACCGCCGCTTATGATTCTCAGGCTATGTTCAAGATTGAGGGCCGCAAGGTTTTGACCAATGAGGATTCCTGCCGGATTGTATACATCGGGCGCATAACGGACACAGAGCAGTATGATTCCCTGCTGTCTTCAACGGTTGCAACCAAGTTGGCAGCCGAAACGGCTTATGCGATTACAGGTAGCACATCTGTATCACAGCAGATGTTTGCGCTTTATGACGATAGGCTGAGAGAGGCTAGGTCAATGGATGCTGTTGAGGGCGTTCCTGACAAGATTATCTCCGATGACTTTATCAATATAAGGTTCTAGCCGTGGCAAGAATATCCAGCATCTTAACGAACTTCAAGTCTGGAGAGATTTCTCCACGGCTTGAGGGGCGCATTGACTTGCAAAAGTACAATGAGGCAGCTCAGAAACTTGAGAACATGATTGTGTTCCCCAGCGGTGGCACTACTCGCCGCCCCGGAAC